TTTCCAACAAATGAGGGAAGTGGAAATACGATACAAGATATTAATTCAGTTTATACTGGAACAATAGTAACAACAAACACAACTCAAAACTACATTGATGATGTAATGTGGGTAAATTCATAATATAATGGCACAGGAAACGGTAGCGATAAAAATAGAGGTAGACTCTGGGAAGTCTGTAAATGAGGTTAAACAGTTAGAAAAAGAAATCTCTGGTTTAATTGACGAGACTAACGAGCTAAACGAAACAAACATACAGTTTAAAAGGGAGTTACAAGAGTTAACACAAACATATAACAACCTACCTAAAACAGCTTTAGCCTCTAGAAAGCAATTAAGCGAACAAATGGACGAGCTTAAATTTGCAATTAAAGATAATAATATAGCTTTGCAAGAGTTTCGTATTAAGAAACAACAAAAACAAAAGTTTATAAGTGACTTAAAAGACGTTTCTAAAGAGTCAAAAACTACAGCTAAAGACCTAGGAAATATAGCCGAGGGTATGGCTGGAGGCTATCAAGCGTTTTTGGGCGTTTCGGCTTTATTAGGTGGCGAAAATGATAAACTAATGGCAACTCTGGTAAAACTAGAGGGGGTACAAGCTACATTGTCCGCTGTTGAGAAAATTAGAAACGACTTAAAAAAAGAGTCGGAATTTTTAACGAGCCTAAATAATACTAAAACTAAAATAGCTATAGGCTTACAAAAAGCCTATGCCGTAGCTATTGGTACTGGTAGTAAAGCTATGGGAGGCCTTAAAAAAGCGTTAATATCTACAGGAATAGGCGCTATCGTTGTAGCGCTTGGTACTGTAGTAGCTTACTGGGACGAAATTAAAGGAGCTGTTTCTGGTTTGTCAAGTGAACAAAAAAAACGTAATGCAGATTTAGAGAAAGAGAAAGAGTTAACACAGTCTAATCTAGATAATATAGAGGCTAGCGAAAATACTTTAAGGCTACAAGGTAAAAGCGAAGAGGACATACTACAAATGAAACTCCAACAGTTAGACGCTCAGTTACTACAACAGGAGCAAACTATAGAGTTAGCCGAAGCGCAAAAGAAAACACAAATAGAGGCCTCAGAGAGAAACAACAAAATAGCAAAAAATACTATACGTATTTTAACTTTACCTATAACAATGCTATTAGGAGCTATTGATATGCTTACTTATGGATTAGAAAAAGTAGGTTTAATAGAAGAGGCTACAAATTTAGAGGAAAGTTTTAGCGGTGGTATTGCTAGTATGTTATTTGATCCCGAAGAGGTGGCTAAAGAGGGACAGGACACAATAGACGAGGCAAATAAAAAACTAATTGAGTTACAAAACAAAAGAGACGGTTTTACTTTAAAAGAGCAAGAAAAAAGAAAGGCAAACGGCGAAACTAGTAAAAAACAGATAGAAAGCCAAAACCAAGAAGAGTTAAGGTTAAGACAGGAGCTAGAGGATGCTATTATATCTATGGAACAAGACGCGGATGTAAGGGCCTTAGCTCAGTTAGAAGTAAAACAACAGAGAGAGCTAGACGCTTTACTAAAGTCTAAAAACTATACACTAGAACAGCGTAAAATTTTAGAGAAAAAACAAGCTCTGGAAATGGACGCTCTAATTAACCAGATAGAGGCAGACGCTAAGTTAAAAAATGACGAGAAAATAAAAGAGGAGGCGCAAGCTCTAGCCGACTTAAAAAAAGAGATAGCAGACGCTGAGGTAAATACACTAGAGGAGCAAAGGGCTAAAGAGTTTGAGGACCTAGATACTTATTATACTGATTTAATACAAAAGGCCAAAGATAACAAACAGTCTACCCTAGAGTTAGAGGAAACGTATCTAGAGAAAACAAAAGAGTTAAAAGACAAATATAGCGAAGAGGAAAAAAATAGAGCCGAGCAAGAGACCGCCACAGCTGTAGCCAATATAAACGCACAGCAACAGGCTAGAGATATGTTAATAAACGACATAGGCAAAGGGCTAGATATGTTAACTTTCTTTATGAAAGATAACGAGAAAAAACAAAAGGCTAGCGCTCTCGTCCAGATAGCAACCGATACGGCCCTAGCTATTTCGTCACTCGTTGCACAGTCACAGGCTAACGCGTTAAACGGCGTTACTATGGGGGTAGCTGGAGCGATACAGTTTGCAAATGGTATTATTCAAATCACTACAAATATGGCGAAAGCTAAACAGTTACTGAGTGGCGGTAGTGGAGTAACAGCGCCCAGTACCTCAGTAGGAGACACTAGCTCTATGACTAGCGCAGTAAACAATACCACTACCTCAACAGGAACAAATAACGGACAAAGTTTTAACCCTTTCGGTGGTAACAATAACAGTAATAGAGTGGTCCTAGTAGAGAGCGAACTAGAGGCGATGCAGGAGCGCAGAATGACAACACAAAGAATTGCCACAATTTAGCTACAAATTTAAAAAAAAAATAGTCTTACAAATATGCTACCAATTTATAAAATGATTTTGACAGACGAGGAGGACGGAATGGACGCCATAGCTTTAGTAAGCGAGCCTGCCCATTCTAAGGCTTTCGAGTTTTTTAACGGAAAGTCTGAGAGGGTTAAATATCATTTTAACGAGGACAAAAGAATAGTTACGGGCGTAGCTATAGCTGTAGACTTACCTATTTACAGGAATGACAGTAAACTAGGCGAACATTACGTAATTTTCTCTAAAGAGGAAACGTTACAAATAGCTCAGAAAATGTTTAAGTCTAATTATATGCATAACGTTAACGAGATGCACGACTCAAACAAAAATGTAAAAGACATTTACCTTTTTGAGTCTTATTTTATAGACGAAGAGAGAGGTGTAAAAGCTCCAGATAGTTTAAAAGGCCAAAACCTTAAAAACGGTAGCTGGATCGTGAGTTATAAAGTAGACGATTTAAAAGTATGGGAAGAGATTAAAAAAGGCAAACATATAGGTTTTTCTATTGAGGGCTTTTTTGACAAAAAATTTATTAAAACAACAACAACAACAAAAAAAACACAAATGAAAAAAGCGAATAAAAGCCTTTTTGAAATGGTTTTCGGAAGAGAAAAATTTGAGACCGCTACAACTGTAGAGGGTGTGCAAGTTTCTTTTACTGAACTAGTAGAGGGCGCAGAATTAAAAGTAATTACCGAAGAGGGCGAAGTATTGGCTCCAGAGGGAGTGCATACTATAGAGCAAGACTCTAAAATTATGGCGATTACTGTAGACGGAAACGGTATTATCGTATCTATTGAAGAGATGCCAGTAGAGGAGGAGGCTCCAGCTGACGCTGTAACTCCAGAAGAGGTAGCTACAGTTATAGAGGAGGTAACTACTCAAATGAACAAGCAAATTAAAGCCTTGCAAGAAAAAAACGAGGTTTTTGCTAAACAAATAGAAACATTAGTTTCTGAATTGGATAAAAACGACAAAAAAAAGTTTAACACAGTTTCTAACTCTTCTAAGACTTGGAGACAATTTACTAAATAAAAAATGAAAAATTTAAAAGAAAGAATTAAAGATAAGTTTGGAGGGTACGATGTTAGTAGCCTGCCTGCATACATAGACGAGCAAAGCGCTGACATATACGCTGATTTGCTTTACAGCTCTGGGTTAACGTCTAGAATTAATGTATTAGAAAACGTAAAGGGAAGTCAAACTATTAAGCTATTGAACTCTGATTTAGCGCTAGAGTCTGGGGCTGAGTGTAACTCTACTTTTGACGAAAATAACGCCATTGTTTTTGACGGTAAAGACATAGTAACTAAACGTTTAATGGTAGGTACTGAGTTATGTAACGATACTCTAGAGGATACTTGGGCGCAACTATTGTTGTCAATCGGAGCAAACAGACAAGACAGAGATTTACCTCTTGAGGACGTTTTGACAGCTTACATTATCAAAATGACTAAAAAGAAAAACCAAGACTTAATGTTTTTGGGAGACACAGATAGCTTAAACGGAAACTTAAGCCACTATGACGGTTTTATTAAACTTTGGGAGGCTGTAGGATCTGGAGTTATTTCGGCGTCATCAACAGAGACAGCTATAACGTCCGCTAACGCTTTCGACTTGGCTAAATTGGTTTACGATAATATCCCTAGCGTATTGTTTGACAACGGCGCTAACGTTGAAATTATCACGGGAAGAGTAGAGGCTAACGCTATTTTAACTCAAATTTACAACGATAAGGACTACGCGTCTAATATCGATGTATCTTACGAGGGTAGCGAAATGTCGTTTATTTTGCCGACTACAAACATTACGGTAAGAACTTACCCACAGCTTAACGGATTAGGGAAAATGTTCGCCTGTCCTTATACCTATATGTTTTACGGATGTGATTTATTTTCGGATACCGAAGGAATTACGGTTAAATTCTTAGAAGAGGCTGAAAAATTAAGACTTAGAAACTTGTTTAGAAGTGGGGTGCAGTTTGTTTACCCTGATTACTTTGTAAAGCTAGTTTTAGGGGCTTAATATTAATTTTTAAAAAAAATAAAAAATGTGTGAACTTACAAACGGTTTCACNAAGCCAGCTTGCGCCTCCAATGGGGGCGTTAAGTCGGTGGTAGTGATGAATACCGAAAATATAGACAGTTTAGTAGTTAGCTCTACTAATGACGTAACTACTTTTACTTTAGACGTTACTAAAAGCGCTTACAGAATCACTCCAGATATGGCTAGTATTGTCGTAACAGAAACGGCTACCAGGTCTAGAGAGAATAATAGCCTTTTTTATGCGTCAACTTGCGCTATTACTTTAAAAGACGACAGTATAGAGACTAGAAACCTAGCGGACTTAATCGCTAAAGGTTTTATTACTGTTATCGAAGAGAGAGAAAACGGTAATAACTACGTTTATGGCGCTGTTAATGGTATGACTCTAGAAACTGGAGCGTTTACCTCTGGGCAGAATTACGAAGATATGGCGGG